CATTAGTTGCTCTGTGTTACTTGACATTGTAATTGTAATCTCCTGTGTTGTAGTTTCTTATCTCTTGTAGTTTACTCGCTACCTCATGAAAGTCAAGCCATCCGATAACATCTATACAGCCTAGATCGTGATTGATTTGAGTATCATAGATGATCTTGTTTGTAGTATAGGGATCTGTGCCGTGTTCATACTTTAGAATCGCCAGTTCAAAATAACCATGCTGACCACCATAAGTCCCATCATGCAGAGCGACACTTGCCCCAAGTCCGTTGCTGAAATAGTAGTGCTTAACATATCGACCTTGTTCCTTGTGTGCTTGTGTGTTGAATCGTGTTCCGTTTAGTTTCAGTGGGTTTACTTTAGTTTTCATTATTTACTCCTCGATGTGTGAAAGTCTGAAGGGAATCAAGACATGGTGTGACACTAATTGTCGAGCCTCCGATTCTGTTATGGCTCCGACCTCTCCTATCTTATCGCCGGTCTGAGCATCTATTACTACCCAAACGTTAGGTCTGACTTCTGGCATGATACAATTGTTATTACTCATTTTCGTTTCTCCTATCGTGTAGCTTTCAGTATACCTTCGACTTTACGCTTGTCAACCATTTTCTCCAGACGATTACGGATAATGCATCCCTTTACGTTGGCTTGTCTCCATGCTGCGACGATTGCCGTTAGTCTGACAATTTCACCTTGTCGAATGTCTGACAGCATTTCCAAGAATGCCGTCCTATCTTGCATCACTTGGTCGTAATCACCGAACCCGTCGACACTGGGACGTATAGCCAACTCGACAACGGTATTTTGCTTGCGATTGTTACAGACACCACAAAGGGCTTGCAGATTGTCCAGACTTGTTTTACCACCCTTGGATTCCGGTGTGATATGATCGGCTTGCAAGGCGTCACGGTCACCGATACCACAAGCACGGCATCTACCATTGTCGCGGTCTATTACTTGTAGTCTTAACTTTGTTGGAATCGGTTGTTTGCGTCTCATGATTTTCTCGTGGTGGTGGTGGTGGTGAATACTCGGAGTCTAATATATATTATCGACCGTTGCAAGGGGTAATCTTAACCGGCCCCGTAAAAATCAAGACCGGCCTGAAAATGTACAGCCTCTGAACAATCGTAGTCGATACGATCTTCGATAACTTCACAATGTTCTAAACATGCTGGGCAAATTTCAGCATCCGAGTGAACGTATGATCCACAGCAATCGGAAGTGTAATGAATTTCGAAGTTTTTTGAATTTGTAATCATTTTTTTTATCCTTTGTTTAATGTACTGTTTACTATATCGGAATTTTACCATAGTAAACTTTAATGTCAAGAAAAAACTTTTTTCTCTTTTATAATATATATATAGTGCAAGTATCGTGCCAAAAGTAAAATTATTTTTTATCCTATAAAATAGGGATATTTGTATTCTCATTTTAAGATACCATGTGCAATATGCTACATTATTTGCAAAATGCAATGCATTATGCTACACAGTATAGGTTTGTACAGTAAATTTAAGAATATTTGAGTATAGCTGTCTCAATATAAGAAAATTTCAGAATATTGTCTTAAAAAGTATAATAGAGTATACCTTTGTATAGTTACCCCACCATAGGGGGGTTATTATATTTTAATATGCTTATTGAGATTGTGTCTCAAAAAGCCCGGGGCATACAAAAATAGTAAGGAGTAAATAATAGATATGTATTACCTAAACCTTACTCTTAGCAGCAAGATTACGCTTCTTCGTTTCGTGTCCTTTAGCCGCGTGTGCAGATCGTAGCATACTGATTCTATTTTTCACAAGGTCAGGATACTTTTCTTTCAACCCTAGAATCTTTTCCCACCTATATACAGAGTAACTAACTTTTTTACCATACCAATCTTGATTCGGTTTCCATCGACCCTTTGCTTCGTAATATTTACTTATGTCATGAAGATCCGCCTGATACTTGAGCCATATTTCTTCAAACTCTTCAGGGAAACCTCCTCTTCTATCTAGCATGTTATCTCTATGATTCCCTTTAGCCAAATGTTCCGCATTATAACATTTAGGATTATCACAAAGATGCCTTACTAATTCGGGATACTCTCCATGTTTTTCCCAATATGCTATTCTATGCTTAGTAAAATATTTTATTTCTTCATCTATTTTTACTTGCATCTGAGCATATCCATTTTTATGAACAGAATTTGCTTCTTTACAAGGAGTACCATTATAAAACCTATCCTTGCTCCACGTAAAACTCTTTGAGTATCTATCTAATTCAACTGCTTTTTCTAAAAAAGGACGAAGATCTTTTTCATTAGTAGCTACCCAAGTATTAAATAAAGAACATCTATTCCACTTATCCAAATATTCCCTTTCTTTCTGCATAATTTTATCTTCATCACATCTTTCGATGATAGCATATTTAATAGAAAATTCACTATCATGATATCTTTCTTGCAGTTCTTTATTAAAATGCTTATTTTTACTTAGCCCATTCTTATGAGAACCTAGTCTAGAACCAATACCTACACTACTACCAATGTAGCATTTGATATCATTTACTTTATAATCCCTTTCAGGATTATTATCATCATAATCCCATATAAAAAAGATGACATAGATACCACTAGTATTTTTAATAGACTTAAAATCTGATACTATTTCCCAGTTCTTAATATCAGTATGATTTATTTTAATCTTTATATTTCTATTTTTTCTAATCTTACTAAGCTGGGCATTACTGATAGAATATTTATTTCTTATATCTAGAGACGGAACTCCCCTATTGTAATCCTTTACAATTTCTCTTTCTTTCTGTGCCGTGATAAATACTTTTCTTTTTCTTTTCTTTACGTCTGTGCTTCCTTTAGGTCGTCCCATGAGTTACTTCTACAATCTTTGTTTCTTGTTCTCTATTCTTCCTGTGTCGTCCCTGCTTCTTTCGAATCTGTAATTTACGTCTTTGTCTCCTGATCATATCTACCGTTATTTCTCCATTTCCTTTCTCACTTAATAAAGTTGCCAACTCCTTATCTTTCATCTTATTGCAGTTTTCAGAGATATAACACAACTCTTCACTGCTCCATTTCTTGTATTTCTTCATTTTATTTCCTATAAAGTTGACAAATCGTGTATTTATAGTATTATAGTAGTACAATTTTAAATCGAGGCAAGGAATTTATTATGAATAAAGTAACGAATGTAAATTCTGTTTTGGAAACTAAAGCTTCTGGAGCATTGGATGTCACAGAAGATCTAAACAAACCAGACGGGAAAAGCATAGCAAATTTATTATATGACCAAGAAAAAAACACCCAAGAAGACAACGAAGAAAAAACAAACGAATCTACCTAATGGTGTTGACGAAAAAGAATTTTTATTAGTATTAGATAACATTAGCAAAAGACTTGGACACAAATTTAAATTCGGATACCATAGTTACGAGGACATGAAACAACAAGCAGCAATTTTTGCTCTTGAAGGATTAAATAAGTATGATAATAAACGTCCCCTAGAAAACTTTCTTTGGACCCACGTAAGAAATAGATTATTTAATTATAAACGAGATAATTATCAACGTCCCGACAAACCCTGTTTATCTTGTATATTCTACGACCCCCACTGCAAAAAATCAGCAAACCAATGTGAGGAGTATTCAGACAAAGCTAGTTGTCAAGAATATAACACATGGAATAACCGTAATACAAACAAAAAGAACATTATGAAACCAGTAGGTATAGAAGATCTACAATCTCAGAATGTTTCTATATCTCGACTATCCTCAGAAAAATCCATATTAGAGATTGTATCTAACGAACAGATCCTTAAAATACTAGATGAGAACATACCAGCGCAATTCAGACCTACATATTTAAAATTACGATATGGTGACAAGGTATATAAAACCGACCTTAACAAGCTATTAGAATGCATTAAAGAAATCCTCAAAGAACATAATTATGAAATCTAAAATCCCACCCAGAAAACGTGGACAACTAAGCTTAGAAGAAGAACAATATATCAGAGACCATGTAGGATCCTTTCCTGTAAAACAAATAGCAGAAAATCTTAATAGAACAATTAAACCAGTAGAACGATATATTAGTGAATCTAAAATTGGCCTTAAATCTAAAGATGAACAAGAGAATGATACCACATTACGACAAAAATTACATCTTAAAACCTTCTGGATAGAAATTACAAAACAATTCGACAAATCCACAGGAGAACTTCAATACTTTGAAGACACATGGATAGGTCTAGTCAAACAGTTCAGAGAAGATGTATTACCTGCAGAAGAACTACAGATCAAGCAATTTATAACTATAGACATTCTTATCAATAGATCTATGAAAGAACGTAAACGCCACATATCTGATACTGAAAAATTACAAGAACAAGTAGATAATGAATATAAACTATCAGAGGATGCCCGTGATGTCCCTAAACTTATTAATCTAGAAACCCAACTATCATTTGCCCGTAACAGCATAGCTAACTATACAAACGAATATACTAAACTATTAAATGAACAACAGAAAATAAGTAAAGATTTAAAAGCCACCAGAGAACAACGAATTAAACGTATCGAGGATGGTAAAAGCAGTTGGATCGGATTGATCCGTATGCTAGAAGATGAAGAGATCAGAGAAAAGGAAGGACGACAAATGGAAATTATGTCTATGGCTGTAGATAAAAATAGAAAACTCATATCTGATTACCATGATTATGCTGATGATACCGTAGACAGTCCATTATTAACCCCAGAGACAGTACTAGAAAAGGACAAGGACTAATATAATGAAAACTGCCATTATAACAGGAATAACCGGACAAGATGGCTCATATCTATCAGAACTATTATTAGAGAAAGAATATAACGTAATAGGATGCCATAGAAGATCCAGTACAAATAATTTTAATCGTATTAATCACCTACTCTCAAATCCCCGATATAAACTCAATGAATTCGATCTTACTGATCCTAGTGGAGTAACTCAAACAGTTAGTAAATACCAACCAGATGAATTCTACAATCTTGCTGCACAATCACATGTTGGAACTAGTTTCAAACAACCTTCAACTACGTTCGAAATTAATAGTATAGGTGTAACAAATATATTAGAGGCTATACGTCACCACTCTCCTCATACAAAGCTTTACCAAGCAAGTACAAGTGAGATGTTTGGGCGAAATTATTCAAGTGAGAAAGATGGTAAGAAATATCAAAATGAAAATACAGAAATGCTACCGCAAAGTCCTTACGGGGTGTCAAAACTTGCTTCTCACCATATGGTGGAACTGTACAGGTCTGCTTATGGCCTTTTTGCTTGTTGTGGTATATTGTTTAATCATGAAAGCTCTAGAAGAGGCGAAAATTTTGTAACGAGGAAAATTACTAATTACATAGGAAAGCTCGCAAGGGGTGAAATTAAGGAGCCTTTAAAATTAGGTAACTTAGAAGCTCATCGTGATTGGGGTCATGCTAAGGATTACGTGAGGGCCATGTGGATGATGTTACAGAATAGTGAGGCAGAAGATTTTGTAATAGCTACAGGAGAAACTCATAGCGTACAAGAATTTTTAGATTTAGCATTTAAAAGTGTACAATTAAATCCAGAGGAACATGTTAAGATAGATCCTAATCTTTTCAGACCAGCAGAGGTAGATTATCTTTGTGGTGATGCTACTTTAGCAAAGGAAAAGTTGGGGTGGGTTCCTGATATGAATTTTAACGATTTGATAGAGGATATGGTTAAAAGTGATGTTCAGAAATTACGGTGATCCACAATATAAAAAATGGAGACAGTCAGTATACAGAAGAGATAGTTATTGTTGTAGATGGCCAAATTGTAAAGTTAATAAGAAGTTGAATGCCCATCATATAAAAACTTGGGCTCATTATCCTGGTCTCAGGTTTGAAGTAGCAAATGGAATTACATTATGCAGATATCATCACAATTTAATCAAAGGTCAGGAAGCATTATACGAAGCCACATTCTTAAAGATATTAGCCAATGATAGACTTCAGTAATTTTCACATAATAGTAGATACCAGAGAACAGCAGCCGTGGACATTTGAAAAAATGGAACAGACGGTAGCTAAATTAGATACAGGAGATTATTCTTTGAAAGGACTCGAAGAGTTGTTTTGTATCGAAAGAAAAGGAAATGTAAGTGAGTTTGCAAATAATATTACGGAAAAGAGATTCAAGGATGTTGTAGAAAGATTGTCTCAATTTAAGTATCCCTTTTTATTATTTGAATTCAATTTAGAAGATGTACTTCAATATCCAGTAGGGTCCAATGTACCTAAACGGATGTGGAGCAAGTTAAGAATTAGTCCCAAGTTTATCCTTAAACATATTAATGAATTACAAATACTACATAATGTTAAAATTGTTTTTTGTGGCAATGCTGCAAATGCAGAAAAAGAAGCATTAGCAATCATGAGAAAGATATATGAGCATCACGGACAACCAAAAACAGATATTTGATGATGCATGGCTAGGTCTGGGGGATCTTTCGAAGATCCAAGTACCTACGAATCCAATGATTAATAGGACTGAGAAGGAGATTGAGAACCCAGATCTACACCTTATGAGGTTACTACGTGATCCAAAGTATGTAGGGGCAACTTGTAAATTACTATTTAATATAGAGTTGCATCCTATGCAATGTGTTATATTACAAGAATTTTGGAACAGACCCTTCCCTATGTATATAGCTTCTCGTGGTTGGGGTAAATCGTTTCTTTTAGCATTGTACTCAGTATTACGATGTACTTTTAATCCAGGCACTAAGATTGTAATTGTAGGTGCTGCGTTTAGACAGAGTAAAATTATATTTGAATATATGGAAACTATGTGGAGGAACAGTCCAATTCTTAGGAGCATATTTTCTGGTAATGAAGATGGGCCGAGAAGAGATGTAGATAGGTGTACGATACGACTTGGTGATAGTTGGACCATTGCTGTTCCTATGGGCGATGGCAGCAAGATTAGAGGGCTCAGAGCACATATTATTATCGCTGACGAATTCGCATCAATATCACCAGATATATATGAAACAGTTGTTGCAGGTTTTGCTGCTGTTTCTGCTAGTCCTATTGAAAATGTTAAAGAAGCGGCTAAGCGAAAAGCTATGACAGCAGCTGGAATATGGAATGAAGAACTTGAAGCTTTAGATACCAAGATGGGAAATCAAGCTATTATATCAGGTACAGCCGATTATAGTTTCAAACATTTTGCGGACTATTGGAGAAGATATAAATCTATAATTGAAAGCAAAGGTAATACACAGAAACTTGAAGATCTTTTTAAGGGCGAAGTTCCAGATAATTTTAATTGGAAAGATTATAGTATTATTAGAATACCCTATGAGTTAATTCCTAAGGGTTTTATGGATGATAAACAGGTGGCTAGAGCTAAAGCTACAATTCATACTGGTATTTATAATATGGAATATGCTGCGTGTTTTACCAAGGATAGTGATGGATTTTTCAAGCGAAGCATGTTGGAAGCATGCGTAGTTAAAGAAAGTAATCCTGTTGTTATCGGAGAAAAAACAATATTGTTTGATGCTACTACTCAAGGTAATATTCATAATCAATATGTATACGGTATTGATCCGGCTTCCGAAAAAGATAATTTTAGTATAGTTATTTTAGAGTTACATCCAGATCATTCTAGAATTGTATATTGTTGGACTACTAATAGAAGTAATTTTAAAGAGAGATTAAAAAAGGGTCTTACTAATGAACATGATTTTTATGGATTTTGTGCAAGGAAGATTAGAAATCTGATGAGGACATTTCCTCCGAAGGTAATTGGTATGGATGCTCAGGGTGGTGGTATTGCTATTGAAGAAGCTTTACACGATCCTAAAAATTTAGAACCTAATGAACAATTGATATGGCCAGTTATTAACTATGAAAAAAGTAAAGACACAGATTCACAACAAGGTTTACACATTTTAGATATGGTTCAATTTGCTAAGGCAGATTGGACAGCGCAAGCTAATCACGGATTAAGAAAAGACTTTGAAGATAGAGTTTTATTGTTTCCAAGATTTGACCAATTAACTTTAGGCTTAGCATTAGATGTAGATGGTCAGGATATAATGAAGGCAGATTTAAGTCCACTATATGATAGTTTAAGTGAATGTATTTTAGAAATAGAAGATCTTAAAAATGAACTTACTACTATTGTTATGTCACAAACTAGTACAGGAACAGGAGCAAGAGACAAATGGGATACACCTGAGGTCAAGTTGCAAACAGGTAAAAAGGGACGATTAAGAAAAGATAGATATAGCTCCTTGGTAATAGCTAATATGTTAGCTAGACTCACAAGACACCAACTAGCTAGACCTGACTATGATGTTATAGGTGGAAACAGGATAGAGATAGTGAATCAAGAGGGAGATATGTACAAAGGCCCAGATTGGTTCACTGGAGGAGCAAATGATGATTTTTATACTGGTATATACAAATAAAAAGTGTATAATAAGTTAATGGAATTGCAATACTATTACAATTGAAATGAGACTATGACTAAAAAATACCCTAAAAGTGACGCCGTTCAGGATCAATCTTTAGTAGGCGAAGAGGCTTACATAGCATGGGGAGATGATTTGGCTTCTAAACAAGAGGCTTTAAGTAAATCTTCAGAGTCTATGGAAGAATACGTCGGTATAGATCATACAACAGCTATGAGAAGACATGGATTAGATTATTCTAATTTATCTTCAAATACATCGGGTAAACCAGGATTAACCCGTGCAGATTATGACTTCTTCAGACCAGACGAAGCAGTACCTCGCAAAGTCAAAGGAATAATGAAAAGGGCTGAGGATATTTATCAAAGGGTCGGTTTGGTTAAAAATGTTGTTGACCTAATGGGGGACTTTGGCGCACAGGGTATTAGATTAGTTCATAAGAATAAAAGGATTGAAAGATTTTACAGAAAATGGTTTAAGAAATGTGCAGGTAAAGATCGTAGCGAAAGATTTCTTAATAATCTTTACAAGAGTGGCAATGTAGTTATAAATAGACAGACAGGAAAGATAAGCTTAAAAGTTGCAGACAAATTATTTAAGAGTGTTGCATCTCCAGATTTATTGATTCATGATTTAGAAAGTGTAAAGCTTGAAAAAAGAGAAATTCCATGGAGATATACATTTATAGATCCTGTTTATGTAGAGGTGTGTGCAGGTTCCCTATCTTCTTTTGTTAGCGATAAAAGATATGAGCTAACTATACCTGCTACTTTACGCAAAATGATTAATGCTCCTAAGAGCCAAGCAGAAAAAGATGTCATAGCTCAACTACCTGATGCTATTTTAGAAGCAGCTGAATCTAGAAAAGCATATCCATTAGATCCACAAAAGACTATGGTTTATCATTATAAAAAAGATGATTGGCAAAGATGGGCTTTCCCTATGATCTATTCTATTATGGATGATATTACTGTAATTGAAAAGTTAAAACTCGCAGATATGGCAGCATTAGATGGCGCTATTTCTAATATTAGGATTTTCAAATTAGGTAGTCTCGAACATAAAATTGCTCCTACCAAAGCAGCAGCAGCAAAACTAGCTAATATTCTTGGAAACAATGTTGGTGGAGGAACAATGGATTTAGTTTGGGGACCAGATATTGAATTGATAGAATCTAGAACAAATGTACATCAGTTTTTAGGAGAAGCTAAATATGTTCCTCATTTAAATGCTGTATATGCTGGTTTAGGTATTCCTCCTACTCTTACTGGAACCTTTGGGGCTGCTGGTACTACCAATAACTTTATCAGTTTAAAAACTTTGACACAAAGATTACAATATGGTAGAGACATGTTAACGGAATTTTGGGAAAGAGAAATTTCACTAGTTCAAAAAGCTATGGGTTTTAGAGAACCAGCTAAAGTAGAATTTGATAGAATGGATTTATCTAATGAGGAATCAGAAAAGGCTTTACTAATTCAACTAGCAGATCGTAATGTAGTATCAGATGAACTATTGCAGACAAGATTCGGTTTTGATCCAGATATGGAAAAAACAAGATTAAACAGAGAAGCTAAAGATAGAAAGAAAGATAGGATGGTTGGAAAAGCTAGTCCATATCATGATCCTGAACCTGAAAATGCACTCAAGAAAATCGCTTTACAAAGCGGAGTTGTCACACCTAGCGAAGTTGGACTAGAACTAGATCCTAAGAAAGAAGGAGAGAAAAGTTCACTCGAAATGCGGGAAAAGCCAAAACCAACAAAGTTGGCAAAAGATTCGCCAGAATCTTTGCCTGGAGAACCGCAGCAAGGACGACCCAAATTATCAAAAGATACAGAGAAACGAAAAGAACGAACGTTCTCGCCCCAGACAGGAGCATCATTGCAGCTATGGGCTACCGAAGCTCAGGGAAAGATAAGCGAAATTATAAACCCAATATTACTTGATTTCTTTGGAAAAAATAATCTCAGAAGTTTATCTAATGATCAACTAAAAGAGCTTGAAGACGTCAAAAGTAGTATTCTCTTCAATGTCAAACCATTCTGCACAATAAATTCTGACACAATTACAGAAAAATTGAATGACTTAAATTATACACAGTTGACCACTTATAGTGTATGGTTAAGACAGTTGGCTTCACAATTAAATAGAGACTTATCTGTTGATGATCAAAAGCAGGCAAAGTCTAGTTTTTATTGCACATTGAATAACAAATAAAAGGTACACTTAATGATTATATATCCTCACGAAACTGATGATGGTTTAGCAGAAAAAATATCTGCTTCTAGTACTATTTCTTATGCTTCTATAGTGGAGCCATGTGATATTACACAAAGTCAAAAATCTAAAATTAAAGTAGCTGCATCTGTTAGTGATGCTGATTTATATTATGTTCAGTCTATTTTAGTAAGTTCTTCATGGAATAGAAATGACGATATTTTTGATAAGGCTGAAGTTTGGGCAGCTAGAGCTACGCCAGAAGATAAACCTACTAATTTAGAACATGACGAAAATACAATTATCGGTCATATTACATCTAATTGGCCTATTGATACAGAAGGTAAAACTATTGCTGAAGATATTGGTATGGATGATTTACCAGAAAAATTTCATATCGTTACTGGATCGGTTATATATAAAGCCTATAGTACTCCTGAACTTAAAGAGAGAGCAGAAAGATTGATTGCTGAGATTGAAAATGGCACGAAATATGTTAGTATGGAGTGTTATTTTAAGGGTTTCGATTATGGCTTAACAAATAAAATTACAAACGAATACAAAGTTTTAGCTCGTAATGAAGAGACAGCTTATCTCACAAAACATCTCAGAGCCTATGGTGGTTCTGGTGAACAAGATCAATATAAACTTGGTAGAGTTTTGAGAAGTATCACATTTAGTGGTAAAGGTTTTGTTGACAAACCAGCAAATCCAGATAGTATAATATTTCAAAGACAATTAATTGACGATTTATTAGAAGAAAAAAATGACAATTTATCTAATTCAGGTGTAGTACATAATAAGCCCATAACTAGCGAAGACACGGAGAATATCATTATGAGTGAAAATATAGAAAAACAAGTTGCAGAAATTAGTGATAAGTTAGACACTGTTGCAGCTAGTTGTGAAAATACAGAAGAAGCAAAAACGTTAGCTTCTGAATTAGAGAAAACCAACCAAACCCTAGAGGCAGCTATGAAAGAAAAAGACGAAATGCTCGAAGCCAAGTCTGAGGAGCTAGAAACTCTTGCCACAAAGATGGAAGAGGAAAAGGCTAAGAAAGACAAAGAAATGGCTACAAAAGAAGAAAAATCAAAGTCTGAGCTTGAAGAAGTATTAGCAAGCAAGACAGAACTCGAGGAAGCTCTTAAGGCCGCACAGACCTCTCTTGAAGAAGCCAACGAAGTTATCGCTGGTTACAAGATGAAGGAAGAGGAAGAGGCTAAGAAAGAGAAGATGATGAGTAGAAAAGCCAATTTGGTTGAAGCGGGTCTAGATGACGACGCTGCTTCCGCTGCTGTTGAGAAATTTGAAAGTCTCGATGACGAGGCATTTGCATCTATGACTTCCCTTCTTGCTACTATGAAGCCTGCACAGGCCGAAGAAGTAGAAGCTAAAGAAGATACTGAGGCAGGAATGCCACCAGCTCTTAAAGAAGCTTTAGAGAAGAAGAAGGAAAAAGAAGGCAAAGCTTCAGAATCAGACGAACTTGAAGAAGCTGAATCAGCTTTAGAAGAAGTTGAAGCTGAAGAAACCGTTGATCTGAGCGTCGGAAGTGACGAATCAGAAACAGAATCAGCAGAAGCTAGTGTTCGCGCAGAACTTGTAGAATTTGTAAGTGCTAGACTCGGTAACACCTCAAAATAGGGAGATAAAACATGGCTCTAAAACCAGATCGTATCGAAACTCAAACTGATGTATCTTTCTTTTCAGACGCAATTGCTACTCGTGGTGGTGTTGCTTCAGTTAAGACTGCTGGATCAGGCGTTTCTATGGATGATTCCAGTGCAGTTGTTGAATACACTGCAGCTTTAGCAAATGCTAATCCTGTTGGTATTCTTGTTAATGATGTTGTTGACCTCGACCTTACTCGTCAGCATATTAACTGGCATAAGGACGAAGTTCAAAAGGGTGGCAAAGTAACTTTGCTACAGCTTGGTCAGGTTACCACAAGTAATCTTGATTCCACCGCAGTTCCATCTGCAGGATCAGGTGCATTTGTTCATAACAATGGTAACATTTCAACTTCAGGCGGTGGCGCCAGAGTTGGTACATTTTTGAGTAGTAAAGATTCAGACGGCTACGCCAAGGTCGCTATTAACATTGCCTAACTTTAAAAAGGGAGATAATTAACATGTCAGCAGAAACTAAAGCATTTCAACCAACTCCAGAATTGACTGATCTTTTGGTCAAATCTGGTTCGCAGCACAGAGAAACTTCTCTCGCAGCTAATGCAGAGTTTGCAAAAGCGCTTGAGCAGCCACTCCGTCAAGGTGTACTTAGTGGTAACATCCTCGATGGTATCTTCGAGCCAATTCAATTGGCCCAAAGTGCTACTCCTGAGTTCCCACTTGATTTCTTAGCCCCAGGTACAGAGAAGGACTTCGTTGCCTATACTGTTCCTAATCATGGCTATATTCCAGAACGTCACGTCGAAGGCGATTACGTCATGGTTCCTACTTTTGATATCGGTGCAAGCATCGACTATCTCTTAAAGTATGCCCGTGATGCTCGTTGGGACGTAGTCGGTCGTGCAATGGAAGTTCTCGAAGCTTCTTTTGTTAAGAAGATGAATGACGATGGATGGCACACGCTGCTTGCAGCTGGTGTTGATCGTAACATTGTTGTTTATGATAGCGATGCAGCTAGTGGCCAGTTCACTAAGAGACTTGTTTCTCTTCTTAAGACTGTCATGCGTCGTAATGGTGGTGGCAACTCTGCTAGCAACAACAGAGGCGCTCTTACCGATTTGTATGTCTCTCCAGAAGCTATGGAAGACATTCGTAACTGGGGTGTTGATCAGGTTGATGAAGTTACTCGCCGTGAAATCTATACCGCTGCTGATGGCAGTGTCAATAGAGTCTTCGGTGTTAACTTGCATGATCTAGACGAGCTTGGCAATGGCCAAGAATATCAGAATTTCTACGGTACTACTTTAAGTGCTGGTATGCCTTCTGGTCACAACACTGAAATTGTTGTTGGTCTTGATCTTCGCAAGAGAGACAGCTTCATCATGCCAGTTCGTGAGCCAGTACAGATCTACGAAGACGATACGCTTCATCGTCAGAAGAGAGCTGGTTTTTACGGTTGGGCTGAGCAAGGCTTTGCTGTTCTTGATAACAGACGAGTTCTTCTCGGTTCTCTATAATCTATCTTTATAGATGTTAATAGGAAAAGCCGCCCACTAAATGGGTGGCTTTTTTTATGCTCGGGTGTATCTAATTAATATACAACTCTACCAAAAGGTAAAATATTATGGGAGCAAGTCTTTATAACTTTGAGATTGAGCAAGGCTCCTCATTTAAGATGTCTTTGATATATAAAGACTCTAATGGGGATCCTATAGATATTTCTGGGTGGTGTGCTAGATTAACTTGGAAAACTAGTTCTAATTCTACACAAACATTTTCTAGTGATAATGCTGATAAAAGTATTTATGATTTTAATTTAGAAGGACCTTTAGGTAAAATTAATCTATTATTTCCTGCTGGCACTACTAATGGATTTGCTTTCAATAATGCAAAATATGATTTGGAGTTACAATCAGATGAACTACATTATAATCAAGGTGGGAAATATGTTACTAGATTATTATACGGTACTGTAAATATCAGTAAACGATTTAGTAAATCTGATACTGCTTTGGAGTGTAGTGAATAATCATGAGTGATTTTACCTTAGAAATATCTGATGTTGTTAATACTTTAGAAATAGAAGTATCAACCGATGATAATACAGAAAGTGTGGAATTTAGTAGTTCAGTTACAGACACTGTAGAAGTATCAACGGGATTTTCTGCTACTATTGTATATGCTAGTGAAATAGTAGGGTTGGATAATTATTTGAAAAATTTTATCGATAGCTACAATATAGATTGTGGCACACCATAACACGGAGAACACACAATGCCAGTTAATACATTATTACAAGTAAGAAGAGGTTCATCAAGCGATTGGTCTACCGCCAACGGTGGTAATGGAGCCGTATTAGGCGCTGGTGAAATAGGATTAGATACTACCATAGATAGGCTTAAAGTTGGTGATGGAACCACTGCATGGAATAGTTTAGAATTTGTTAGTGTTGGTTTTGATGATATTCATACTAATGCTGGAAGTGGTGTTAGTGTTACTCCTGTTACAGATTCTAATAGTCAGGTCACAGGAGTCTCTTTTAGTACTAATCTTGCTGCTGGTAGTAATATTACATTAACTGAAAATGCTGGACAAATTACTATTAATAGTACTGGAGGCGTTGATACAGAAGGTGTGCAGGATGTAGTTGGGGCGTTTATTAATGCTACCAGTGGATTATCTAAAAGATATGATGATACAGCTAACACATTTGATATTGGTGTAGACAGCATCAATCTGGTTAAAGTAGGAGATGTCACAGCCAGTGCAAGTGAGGTTAATTTAGTAGATGGTTCTAGTGCTGGTACGATTGTCAATAGTAAAGCAGTTATTTATGGATCAGCTGGTGAAGTTAATGCTACTACTTTACAAATTGGTGGCACATCAATTACGTCTAATGCTACAGAGATTAACACATTAGATGGTGTTACCGGAGGTACAGTATCTGCTAGTAAAGCAGTTGTTGTTGATAGTAGTAAAGATTTGACAGGATTGAGAAATCTAACGCTTGATGGAGATTTAACTGTAAATGGAACAACTACTACAGTGAATTCCACAGTGGTCAGTATCGATGATCCTGTATTTAGAGTTGGTGGAGACACAGTTCCAGGTAGTGATGACAATAAAGATCGTGGCGTTGAGTTTTTATATCACGACGGATCAGTTGCTAAATCTGGATTTTTTGGTTTTGATGATAGTACAGGTAAATTTACTTTTATTCCTGATGCAACAAATACTAGCGAAGTATTTGGAGGGAGTAAAGGTGAACTTGATGCCACTTTAGATTTTAGTAATCTTGCTAATGTAGATATTACTAATACTCATATTAATGGTAGTGCGGCTATTGCTGTTAGTAAATTAGCAGCAAGCAGTATTACAGTAGGTACTACTGAGATTGTATTGGGTAATAGTAGTACTAGTTTAGCTGGTATGACAGCTATCGCTGGTGCTAGTGTTAGCAGTCCAGTTACTATCACTAATTCTGTTATAGATGGTGGATCTCCATAAATAATACAAATTATATTAATATAATAAATAGGATATAGAAAATATGGCTGTAAATAACTTAATTAAAGTACGAAGAGGAACTGCTACTCAATGGAGTAATGCTTCTTTTCCTACTTTAGCTCAAGGTGAACCAGGATTTGATACTACAAATAATATTTTAAAAATAGGAGATGGTAGTACAGCCTGGAATCTTTTAGCTGCTGTTAATAATACAGATCATCCTAGTATTAGTGCTGGAAGTTCTGCTGATAATAGTGGTAATACTTTTATACAAGACCTAACTCTTGATAGTAATGGTCATGTGACTGCTATTGTTTCAGCTACAGCTAGTGAAGGTGGTAGCGGTGGTATAGGCAGTGTAGTAGAAGATACAACACCACAACTTGGTGGTAATTTAGACTTAAGCTCTAAAGATATAACTGGTACTGGTGATATAGATGTTACTGGTTCTGGTCATTTTTCTTCTAATGTTAGGGCTAATAGTTTTGTTAAAGATGGTGGTACATCTAGTCAATTCCTAAAAGCTGATGGTAGTGTAGATACCAACACATATTCTACTACAGATACACAGCTGACAGAAGAACAAGTTGAAGATTTCGTTGGTGG